TTGTCCATAAACACACACCTCTATTTTGCCAGTCATTTAATATTAAATTAATTGACCTTCTTGCACTTCTAGGTTCTTCACCAAGAGTTACTTCACCACCAATCATTTCAGTAGCTTCTTGAATGATATCACCTATTTCTAAATTAAAGTCATATGTGCCTGAAGTATTATAAGCCATTTAACCTCTCGTTACTTTACCACCACCACGTAGTGCTTTACCCATACCTCTTAGTTTACCACCTTTTTTTGCAGTTCTAAGATTCATTCTTTCTTTTTCTGCAGCAAGTCTTGGATTATTTCTAGTGGTTTGAACCTTACCTGTTCTTTCCATTTCTTTTGCTCTTGCAGCTATTTGGTTTTGTAATTTATTTATCTTTTTTTGTCTTGGTTCTTTATATGCATCTAATAAAGTTTGATATTTATTTTTACTAATTAATTCTTTTTCTAAAAGTTCTTTTAATCTTTTTTCTTTTGAACTAATATCTGTTTTAAGTTTATCAAGTTTAGCATCAAGTTTTGTAGGATAAGCTAAATTTTTTCTTCTCTTAGCTACTGATGTAAAACCTGATTCAACTAATTTTTTACCTAATCTTGCAACCATTATTAACCCCTTCTTGCAGCACCATAACCACGATAACTACGTTTACTTTTAGATTTCTTTAATTTTTTAACTGAACCTCCAGCTTTACCTTTAACTTCTTCCATACCTGCATCAGCTAAACCTTTTCTAGTAAATAATGCTGTATCAATTTTTTGACCTTTTCTACCAGAAATACCCATTTCATCAGCAACTTGGTCTGCTGTAACACCTCTTGCTTTAGGATATCTTCCTGTTGCACCTGATTCAGTTACATATTGTTTACCTTTTTGACTTTCTTTATAAGAAGTAGCTCCACCTTGTTTTGCTAATTTATCAAGTCTAGCTTCAAACTCTGCTTCACTTTCTTTTGTTTTTTTAGATTTTCTTAATCTTTCTCTACCTACTTTTTTAGATTGTGGAGCATATTTAAATTCATCTCTCATCTTAGCTTGAAAATCTTTAAAAGTTCCAGGAGGTAATACTGTAACTTTAACGTCTTTACCTTTATCTTTTACTTTATCTTTTACAACTTTGTTTAGTACAGTTTTAGCTTTATTGTTTACTTTAGTTTTAGATATTGTTTTACCAGTATCTTTTTTAACTTTTTCAACAATATCTTCACCCATTTCTTTAAGCTTATTTCTTATCTTTGCATTTTTAGCAAGAAATCTAGCTGCGTTAAATACAACCATTTATCTACTCCTTCTTCCTTGTTTAAATTTTTTCTTTTTCTTTACACCAGGTTTCATTATTTGTTGTGGTATTGAACTTCTACTAATAACCATTAATTACTCCCATCTACTACTGTGTTATCTGCTCCTGCAGGACTTGCAGGTCTTGTCATATCGTCACGTCTAAATCTTCTGGCTCTATTTCTAATAATTGAAATAGCTGATTGATACTTTTGTTCAAATGTAGGTACAACCTGAAAGTTTTTCATATAGATGTACGATTCAACTAAACATGCATTAAACAATGCGTTATAACAAAACTGTGTAAAATAATTAGTAGGTGAAGCTGACGTTAAAGTTGTAGGTCTTGTTACGTGAACTATCTCACCATTACTTGTTGATGAAGGTGTAGGTGCTACTAATATAGTTGTATTATCTTTATGTGCATAATACTTTGGTTCACCTGTTGAAGCTGATACATTCCAGTAATCTCTTAAATATTCATCAGTCTTTAAAAGTATACTTGTCTTTGCTCCATTAATATCAACATTAAAGTTCTTTACAATTCTTGTGCCTGTTGGTAAAGTAACTATATTGTTGCCTTGTGAAACTGCTACTGAAGTATATGTTACTAAACCATAATCATCTAATTCATCTGTTAATCTTTCTTCTGCTCTATTAACAATATTAGGTAGTTGAGTTAAAAACTCTGATGAATCATTTTCAGTTGTATTTATAATCTCTGTTGTTAAAGTTGTAAAATCTGCCATCTAACATTTCCATCTTCTACGTGCTGCACATATTCTTTTTTTTGGAGTTTTCTTACAATTAATATTATGCATCTTAGCTTGTCCTGCTGAACGTGCACAAAACGATTTTCTTCTCTTAGCAGCTTTGCTACCTTTTTTTACATTTCCTGTAACTGCAGTTTTTAGTTTAGAACCTGGATTTGCTCTACGATATGCAGCTACTCCTTTTGCAGTCATTCCTGCACCCTTGCTAGTAGGTAAAAAATTACCTGACTTAACACTTGTTTTAATTCCCATTCCTTTAGATTTCTTTTTAGCTTTTCTAGCCATTTTATTTATCCAAAGTAAATTGTAGCATATACACTAACACTTGCACTTACTACAACACCAGTTTCACATCTAACACCTTCATCTGCTAGATAAGTGTCTAATGTACCATCTGCTGCCATGTTAATTTTAATTCTTGATTTAGTGGCTCCTGTTGTTAAACCATCTTTTATCTCAAATGTACCTACTGCATCTTTTGAATTTAAAACATTAAAACCTCTAATTCTTGTTGGAAAACCAACTGCAACTGCTGTTAAGTCTCCTGCTGAAGTTGTTACATGTCTTACTGTACTTAAATTAGTCATTCTTATTCCCTATATAAAATATAAAGGGTCTCATGAGAGACCCCTTATAAATGTTTATCTATGCTCCTTGTGAGCCATAGTAACTTCTCCAATCAGAAACACCAAAAGAATATCTTTCTCTTGATTTAAATCTGACGTTACCTGTATCAAAGTCTGGCTCCATTTTAGTTTGTAGAGGAACTCTTACAAACATTTTAGCACCATTAGGTACATCAGTTTTAATGTAGTAGTCATTGGAATTTGTAAATCTTCTATTTACAAAATAACCATTTGGAACTACTCCCATGTTTCTAACTGCGTTAATGTCGTTGTGATTTGACCCTACTTTACCTGGAGAAGCTAATAGTCTCTCTGCAGTAAATTTAAGGTCAGATGGAATGTGTAAAGATACAGCTTGTGTACCAATTAAGATACCTCTGTCATCTTTTGTTGCATCAATAGCAATCAAAGCAGTTTCTAAAGCTGACTCTGATAAATCAGCAGCAGCTAGAATATTACTTTGAGTTCCACCTCCTACAACTGGGTGTGAAGCTGAAAAGAAAGCTTGTCCATCACCAATTGCACTATCACCTGCTGTAAATCCATTATTGAAAATAGCAGCAGCTTTTACTTGTTTAGTATTAGCCATTGCACGAGCTAAAGCACGAGCACGAACTTTTGCGAAAGTGTCGTACAAGTTGTCTTCCATTGCTTCTTCAGTAATTGAAAAAGCCAAAGCAACTGTTTCGTGATTATATCTAGCTGTGAATGATTCTTGTGCTTCATCAAAAGAAACAGCAGCACCTTCAGATTTTACTGGAGCTGTGCCAAATCCTGTGAATAACACTTCTTCTTCAAAAGACCTATCTGAATTTTCTGTTTCAAATAGGGGTGTATGCTCATCATTAACTTCACCATACTCAACACCAAAGACAGCATTAAGTCCTGGAAGAAGTTGTTTTGCAATACTTGCTCTATTTATAGCCATATTATATTTCTCCTTCTATGTTATGCTGTTGCTTGACGTTTCATCCAATGCTGGACAATTTTAACTTCAAGTTTAGGGAACGCACCATCAGCACCTGTTAAGGCATTGCCTGGTTCGTGTATCATTGCTATTGGTCTTACAGCTTTGGTTGCAGTTGCTCTACTAGCAGCTTTAATACCAAATCCTGAATTACCAGTAACAGTTGAACCTGCACCTAAAGTAACTTCAAAGTTTTGCGAGTTAATATCACCTGCAGTAACTGATGCATCTGCTTGAATCATAAAAGAACCATAAGGGTCATCAGAAACAAATCCTACTGGATTACCAATAGCACTTGAAGTATTTGCAGGAAAATAGCGACTAAACGTAGGTTGTTTTGTAGTAGGGTCTGTGTATTCACATCCCATAAAAACACCTATAGCATAATCAGTAGTCGTTGCCACTGGTGTAATATTACCAGCAGAAATCGTAACTAGGTCTCCATGAAAAATATTAGAAGCTAGTCCATTTGCAATATTATACTGAGATTGAGCAGTAGAATTGTAGTTTGAACCAACTTTTCTCATTGGGACCATTCCAAATAATGCTTTACTTGCACTCATTTGTTATCTCCTTCATAAGTGTATTATTAATATAGTTACAAACTATCGTTGAAAACGAGGTTCACGACCTTTTGTAACAGTTGATTTACTTGAGTTCGTTATAGGCATACGTGAGTCTGATTCTGCACGTAATCTAGCATCTAAAGAATCTTCTTGTATTTGATGTTTTTTGAGTTGGTGATTTCTTCTTGCTTCAGATTTTTCAATAGGCATCTTTGCAAGAGCAACATCTCCATTACTCACGACTCCTTTATATCTGCCATCTTCTCTTACGATTGAAGACGAAGCTAACTCTGGAACTTCTTCAGGTGAAACGAAAGTCCAACCTTCACGTTGTCTCTTACCCACATTTTTATAATCATCTTCTCCATTTAAAGCTACTCTAATCCATCTTAAAGTCATTCCTTGGCTATCAAATTTATTTTTAACAGCTTGAGGTATATCAAGATAGTTTTCTTCTTCAAATGAAGACGTTTCAATTTTTGAAGTAGATTCTCTAGTTTCTTCAGTACGTTTTGTTTTTGTTATTGCCATTGTTATGAACTCCTACGCATTGTTGATATATTAGTATACTCTTCAGAGTCAGTTACTTTTGCTTTCTCTTTAGCATACTGTTCAAGTGGTACATTCCATTTATTTGCAAGTCTAACATCTTCTTGAGTTAGCTTAATTTTTTTGGAAGCAGGAGTGCGAGAAGTTCCTGCGACTACTTGAGAAGGATTTGACGTTTCCTTCTGACGAACTTGTTTAGATTTATTTAATTTAGTTGGAAAGGCTTCTGTTAACCTTGCATCAACTTCAGTATAAAAATCATCATCTGCTGGGTCAAAACCTTCTTCTTTTAACTGTGCATC